CCAATAGTAAAATACCTTCACGTCGATATGACCTCCCCTAGTGAGAGAGTTATGTCGTCTCCTCCTGAAAAGGAGTGTTCGCGTGGTACTGAGGAGGCCCAGGGTGGGCTGCCCGTATTGCAGGGCGCCAGTGGTCCGCCGGTGCAATCTCCACCGACCGACGAAGAAGTTTTCCGTCGGATTTTAGCGGACTCATCCTTTGAGAACACGGAGTCGATGCAAGCATTGGCATCGAAGTTCAATGATAAGGTGAAGCGCCAGACCAAGGAGCTCAAGCCGCAAGAGCCGAACTCAGCTGCCCGCCGGAAGGCGAGGAGGATGACGGAAGCCCAGCAGCGCATCATGGATGCGAAGCCCCAAGGTACCCTGATCAAGCCCTCGAAGAAATTCATGAAGGGTAAGACCAAGGAAGAGATAGAGGCCGAGATAAAGCGGTTGAATCGGCCTCCGCCTGTCAAGCCAGTTGCCCCGGAAGAGGCACTGGTGCGGGAGACTAAGAACACCAGTAAAGGGAAAGTCACCCAGCTCGTTAACCCCAAGAGCGGCAAGCGTCAAAGGCCACCGCCTCGCGTGCATCGGAAGGTTGAGAAGGTCCCCGCCACACCAGAACAGGTGGCAGCTTGGCATGCCAAGTGGGACAAGCCGACCCCTAAACCCCAGTCAAAGCCACAGGGAGCGCGCCCTAAGGAGAAGAAGCCGTATAACGGCCCAACTGCTCCTGACAGGTGTCCAAACTGCGGCTCAAGGGCATGGGGGAAGCTTTCTTACCCTACCGACACTCTCCCTGGAATAGGTGAGTGTTTCAAGTCCTGCGAAGGAGTTGTCTGGAGCAAGCCATTGAGGGCCTTGAAGGTCCCGAGGGAGGAGAGCACAGTACCAAAGGCTACGGTGCTGCTCACTGGCCCTTGTTGCGCGGAGGGTTGTACCCAACCTGGAACGTTTGTTGTGCCCGGGACGAGAGTCCTGGTGTGTGACAAGCACAAGGAGGGAGAACCCGTCGTTCAGCACAAGAAAGTCAGTGCGTTGAAGAAGACTCTTGTTCCCAATGCCCCAGTGCGCGCAAAGGCCGCGGGCGATTCTGAGCCCGAGAGGAAGGCTCAAGGGGAAGCAAATGTGGAAGGTGTTACGAAACCTGCCCAGGAGCGACCCCGTACTGAGCCCCCACCCTCTGAAGCCGGGGAATCGGTTGACGGCTCTGAAAAGTCGTCAGCGTCGATGAGACGCAGGGAGAGGAGGCGGAGGCGAGTGCAGGCTTACATCAACTCGATCACTGCCCCAATCAAAGAGCGAATGTTTCCGCATGAGCGGAATTTCGACGAAGCTGTGGTGCCGGACCAGAGCTCCGAGGGCGAAGCAGGCGGCTACGATAACCCAACATCTGGGGAGTGGTGGTATGCCGGCGAACTCGCCAAATCGGGTGTGCTGGACGAGAACACCAGCTGCAGCGATGAGTCGGATTACGTCTTTGACCCAGAAGCGGTCGTTCCTGTCAAGGACGGGGATGATGTGGCTGAAGCCCAAGGGACGGACCTAGGGGCGGCGGCTACTGAGGACCACTTCGGACCGAAACCCGAGGCAAAGAAGAAAGGTAAATACTCAAAGCCTTGTGACTCCTGGGAACTTAAGGCTAAGGATCCCGAGGGTTACGAATACTCCTATCGACTCAAGGGGGGCTCATATACAACCGGCGCAAACCTGCCAGGGCTGGGGGTAGTGGAGGGCTTGTTCGGGTGGATTTACCGAGAGAACCTGCAGCAGGATCTCGAGGTGATAAGCCCGGAGCTCTACTTCTACTTGAAGAGTAAATACCTTGGATTAGAGAGGACGGGCCCGATCCGTGCTGAGATGGCTAGGCATGCCCTGTCGTGGTTGAAGGAATATAGGCCAAAGCGAAGTGAGCAAGAGAAGTACATCATAGCTCAAACAGCCGTAACCGCAGCCTTTAAACCGGATTACTACGACGAGCAATGGCGACAACAGGCCAAGGAGGTGAAAACCAACCATGCTATCCATACTCAATCAAGGGCCCGTAAAGGTGACTTGGGAAGAGGGGGCTTCTGGAGAACGAAGCGGACCCTCCCTGGGGCCCAAGGAACCATAGGCTGATGGGATGGTCGGGTCGCCCGCCCCGGTGTCTGTAAGGGAGACACGGAGCGGGTGGTACTCGAGAGCGCTAAGATAACGCGGGTTGAGGGAGGTCCATGTGTGCACAAGACATTCGTGTATCATTTGGTTGCCCCGCCTCCATTTGCTTGGTATCAGCCGCAAGGCGTATTCCAGGCTTGTTGGAGGAACGAACTTGTTAGTTTGCAGAAACGGCATCTGCTATTCGAACAAGAACCCGAGCCGGAGGAGTGGCGCCGATGTTTCGCTATCGCCCAAGTCTTGGTAGGTGAACTGGTGGGAGCCAGAGTTGCCACGGACGAAGAGGTGGTGGAGCATAAAGGAGCCCCCGCGGCACGTCGGAGATATACCGACGCGTTTACGCGCTACAACGGAGGAGGACCCTCACCGACCTGGGACAGAGTGAGTGCATTCGTGAAGGTAGAGAAATGGCCCGAGGAGAGCCTTAGTATCAAACCTCCACGGCTCATTCAGTTCCGGTCCTACCAGTATTGTGGAGTCTTAGCTAAGTTCATGCTGCCCATCGAAGAACAGATGTGGAAGTGGAAGGATAGCGGATTCTGCCCTTTTATGAAAGGTTTGAACTCTTTTGAGACTGCTTCGAGATTGAGGGAAGCGTGGGCCCAATTTGACCGACCGGTAGCGGTACTGGCTGATCATTCAAAATTTGACTCATGTGTGACCAAAATGTGGAAGCGCTGGCTCCAGGCGACCTTTGGTACCGCCTCGGATGAGCTTGTAGGCCTGTATGAAATCCAAATGCGTAACAGGTGCTACACAAAAGGGGGAATTAGATACTGGTGCGAGGGGCGCGAGATGAGTGGCGAATATACGACCTCCGTCGATGCGAATATCATCAACTGGGCACTCCTGAAGGACGCGTACCGCCACGTCCTAATGAAGGGGAAGAAAGTGATTGTGTTCGTGAACGGCGATGACTCCGTGGTATTTATGGAGGCAGATGATTACGAGCCCTTGGGCCCTGGGGATTGGCGACGATATGGCTTCAAAACCACTGTCGAAACCGTCTTCGAGTTCGAGGAGATCGACTTCTGTCAATCCAAGCCAGTGGAGGTTCGTCCTGGTATCTGGCGCATGGTGCGATCACCCTACAGGGCCATAAGTAGGGGATCTGTCTCTGTGAAGAGATACGAAGGCAAGGCGTGGTACTCTTTGGCCGCATCCGTAGGTATGTCTGAGCTAGCGTGCGGAGATGGTGTCCCGATGATGCAATCGTGGGCAACCTATCTCCTTCGATGCTCGATGGGGGCTCCCCCCCTGAAGGCGGAAATGTCACGACGTGCCAGACTGGAACGGAGGGTGGGTGAACCAAGAGAAGTGACTCCAACCGCGAGAGAGTCATTCAGCCGAGCCTTTGGCATCTCCATTAGCGATCAGTTGGATTTCGAGCGGTGGTGTGACCTCCAGTCAGGAAGTGGACTGGATGTGTTGCCCGCTGTGCGACCCGACGACCGAGACCTGATAGCCTAGGTGAGTCCGTTAGTGTAGACTTTCGAGTTCAAGGGATAGTTCTGGTGTGAGATCCCACGTTACACCTGTCAGCAGACGTCCAGGGCGTTAAAATTGGACGTAGG